GAAGAGGATGAATACTGGATGCGTGGTTCTAATTGGGATCCCAATAAAAACGAAAGACATGAGCCACAAAACAAGACTACTACGGGCATTTAAGATCCTTGGAATCAAGCCCACAAAACAACCAGGTGACCATCACTGGGTACCAGCGTCAACTGTAAAAGGAAATCGTTATAAATTTAGTTATCAAGGACATCAGGGAGAAGCAATCACCGGCAAACGATTGATAGCTAAAGACAACGTCCTCCACATCAAGATCGGCGAACAAGGTTATTACAATAAAACCAGCGAACGGACCGATGACATTATCAACTTTCTAAGAGCAGCCACAAGAGCGGAGGAAAAAGGAATCAATCTGAGTGAGTCAGATTTAAAACAGATTGATCAGGATTTACGCGGGATCAAAAGACGAGTTAGAAACCCGCGCGTCGGCCGACATGGAACCACCGCCTATATCTTGATTTTCGCGTTTTCCCTTTTTGGATTCACGGCGCCTCAAACCCCGAAACGCTTTGATTTGAATACAGTCGTTTTTTACGATTACCAGCCAGGGAGACCGCACCAAGGGATCCACCTGGAGCAGCGGAGCCTCTCGGAAATATACAGTTATTTATATCAGGCTACCAGCCCGGACTACCAGCTCAGCCCGCACAAATACAAGCTACGCTGGAAGATTTACGGCAACCGCCGCTGGCAGGCTGGCGGGACCTGGAGAGCCGGAGACCCGCCGATCGAGCCTACCAAACCAGCGCCAATGAAAATAATAAAACCTAATAAAAAGAAGACCAATGAAAATAAGACTTTCAAAATTCGAAAAAGGAGATCGGATCGTTCACCTTAAAGGAGGACAAAAGGGATCCGTTATCCAGATAACCAAAACCAGCCTCCAGGTGATCTGGGACGGCAATTGGAAAGTAAAAACCTGGATCCGGAAAAAGAGCGTCCAGAGGATCCTGAACCAGCGGAGCTTGAGAAAGAAGCTCCGCGACCTCGGCGAGATATTATCAAAATTATAGCGATAAATAAAAAAGAAATTGTTATATTTAAGAGTCAAAATAGAGTAAAATGAAAAAGATACACAGACGCCGGACAAGGACAGAGGATAGGGAAACCGCCTCATGGCAGCTCTATGTCAGACAGCTCCTAAATCCGGCGCCTTTTATTGGAGGCGAGCGATGAAATATTTTTTACACGATACAGATTCATTTGAAGATGAGAAGATTGCCGAAGTTTTTATAAAATTTGGATATGAAGGGCTTGGACTTTTTTACACTGTGCTCGAAAAATTAGGGAAACAGGAGAAACCAATCAAGACTAAGATATTAAAACACCAACTAAAAGTAGGAAAAAGGCTCAACCGATGCTGGTTGTTTATGGAAGAAATAGACTTAATACAGTCAAACAATGGGGAAACTTTTAACGAAGAACTACTAAAAAAGAATGAAAAGTACCAGATAAAAAAAGAAAAAAACAGGAAAAAAGTTTCAGAATGGCGTGATAGACAGGCGGATAAGAAAAATGTAACCAGTTACAAACCCCCAAGTAACCCCTCTAAAGTAAATAAAAGTAAAATAAAGAAAACTAAAGAGGGTAATACCCCGTCGGAAAAACCGACGGTCCAAAAGCCGGATTTTGTGAATGATATAATTGATGTTTTTAAAAGTGCTTATCGAGTAGCCAGGGGAGCCGATTATATAATCACAAATAAAGGAAAGGAGAGGTCTGCGGCCGGAAAGCTAATCAGTGTTTATAAAAACAAACACCCTGACCACACCAGGCAACAAACAGTTCAGGCATTTATTCAGTTTTTTAATGACTGCCTGCAGCTGGATGACCCATGGCTCCACGACAACATGAGTCTCCCAATAATAAATAGCAAAATAAACGAGATAACAAATCAACTCAGGAATGGAAATAAACGGAAAACCAGTCAGGCTGGAGCAGATCCGGCCGACATCGCCAGGCTTATCGCTGACAAGGTCGGCGCGAAATAAAGCGCTTTCAATTTACCAAGGACCGCCGGCATGCTCAGAAACCTTGGTCCGAGGTATGGCGGATTTAAAAAAGGCATTTCCAGGATTACCGCTTACATTTTATGATATACTGATTGACCGGCTGAAGGAGAATGGATTTACGGACCAGCGACTGAAGGACGCGATCGACAACACGATCGACAGCTGCCGCTACCCGACCCCGACCGTCGCGGACGTTATCGATTGGGACCAGCAACTGAAGCTATACAGCTACATGGAGGTAATCGACCACGTCCAGCGAGGCGGAGAGTTTGGGGAATTTATCCACATCAAAAAGACCCGGCTCCGGCAGCCCAAGTACAGTCGCAACGGCTGGATCCGGCTGAGCGAGGCGGACCAATATGGAATTGAATTATAACGGGATGCAGCTATGTGCTGCGGAGCGTAGCGGAGTTGCATATAGGTGCTGTTATGTGTCTGTAAAATAAAAAATAGGGATGGCAAAAATAGGTTTAATAGATGTAGATAATAATAGTTTTCCAAACTTGGCTTTGATGAAAATTTCATCTTATCACAAGGCAATCGGAGATACTGTTGAATTTGTTGCAATAGGTAACTATGACATTACTTATATCAGCAAAGTATTTACCTATACACCTGATTACACCCCATCATTAGCACAATTAGGCGAAATTATCAAAGGTGGTACAGGTTATGATTTGACAACCAAACTTCCTGATGAAATTGATAATATGCTGCCTGATTATTCAATTTACGGCATAACAGATAAAGCCTACGGATTTTTAACAAGAGGCTGTAATTATAATTGTAAATGGTGTGTAGTGTCAAAAAAAGAGGGGAAAGTAAAGCCATACAGGGATATTGAAGAAATATTGCAAGGAAGAAAGAAAGCAATAATTATGGATAACAATATACTTGCTTCTGATTACGGTGTTCAGCAAATTGAAAAAATTGTAAAACTTGGAATAAAAGTAGATTTCAACCAGGGACTTGATGCAAGGTTGATTACACCTGAAATTGCTGAATTACTTAGTAAAATTAAATGGATACGCTCGGTTCGCTTTGCATGCGATTCTGATAGTATGATTCTATTAGTAATTAAAGCTATGGATTTACTCGTTTCTGCTGGAATAGGAAAATGGAGATTTGACAATTACCTTTTACTAAATGGCAGAATTGAAAGTGCATATCTTAGGGCTAATGAAATGCGGAAATATGGCGTTTCGATAAATCCACAACCATACAGAGATTTTAGAACTAAAAATAATATACCTCAATGGCAAAAGGATTTCGCCCGATGGGGTAACAGAAAACAATTATATCGAAGCACTGATTTTAAAAATTATGAACCAAGAAAAGGTTTTTTATGTAGCAGTTACTTCACCTAATGGCTGCGATAGCAGACAATGTGCGGTGGGATTTTTTTATTTTATTGCACATAACGGCTCTAATAAAATGCAGTAGCGCAATAGCTACACTTGAATAGAAGTAGACAGCACCCATGCGCTATTCATTTTATTTATTGTTGTGGTGCGTTAATTATCAAAAACATGAAAGCAATTAAAAAAGAAACTAACGAGAAAGGACACATAACTATGACTTGCGAAGACTCTGTTTTGTTTGGTTTATTTAAACCACAAAAGAAATTCATAGCAACAGAGCAATATGTAAAAGGCTACTGGAAATGGAGACAGCTCCCAAACAAAACTTTGGTAGGGGATGCGATGAGTTTCCAATTGGACAGTTGGTGTAAGGATTTTGACTAATGCACCACAACGCCGATATATACGTAATACGTTTATTTAATAAGGAGGACAAATGAAAAGAGAAGAACTTGTAATCGGTAAAAGATATTGGATTGTTTCAATAAACGGAAAGCCTATAAGAAGGAAATTAAGAGGCTTTAGTAATGTTTCTAAGAGGGTTTGGTTTAGTCAATATATTGGGGAATGGAATAAACCGAGACACGCTGATGAAGTTTTTAGAACAAGAAAAGAATGTTTGAATTACATTAATTTAACGGAGGAACAGCAATGAGTGAAAATAAAAAGCACATTAGAGATATTCAAATTGGCGATAAATATAAGTTCCTGCCAACGGGAGAGATTTTTACTTTTGAGAAAGAAGACGATATTGCTTGGGAAGTAATAAATCCAGATAATTATTCAGTTATCCAATCTAACAAGAAGGAGGAAACAAAATGAGTGAAGAAAAGAAGCAACACGCAATAAGATTTGGGGAGTGGTTAATACACCATCCTCAATTAAACCAAGCTGATGATGGCATACATATCGGCATGGAATCAGAGCCAACTGAAATTGACGAATTATATCAACGATTTATTCAATCTAATCAGGAGGAACAGAAATGAGTGAAGAAAAGAGGGTTCAGCTTTATTTAAAGGAGGCTGAAATGTCACACGACGAAAAAGTGTCGATGTATATGAAGTTCAAAAAAGCAGATTTAATCGAAATGCTCATTGAGTGTAATCGGATAATGAGAGCAATGGTTGATCAAAGTCCGATATTATCAATGGCACAGGAAGAAGAATGGGAATCTAATACGGAGGAACAGCAATGAGTAAAGATAAGTGTACGCACACCACAAAAAAGGGCAGGACAACGATGAGATATAGTTATCGTGCAGGAGGCTATATCTGCACTAAGTGTGGATATTCTAAATATTAATTAATTTTTTTTATAAACAATAATAACTAAATTTGAAATCATGAGCGTAAACAGAGCAATCCTCCTCGGGAGGGTCGGACAGGATCCGACAGTTAGGGTCCTAAGCGACGACGAGACCAAAGTCGCTAACTTCAGCCTCGCAACCAGCGAGAGCTATAAAAACAAAAACGGAGAAAAGGTCGAGGCCACAGAATGGCACCGGATAGTTACCTGGAGGTGGCTCGCCGACTTCGCCGAGAGTCATATCGTCGCCGGGATGGGCCTATACATCGAGGGCAAAATCACTAACCGATCATGGGAGGATAAGGACGGAAACAAAAGTTACACGACAGAGATAGTTGCAGATAAAATCGACGTGACGGACTGGAATCGGAAGGATGGAAAGGCGGCTCAGGATCTGGGACCCGCAGAAAAGGTCGAGGAGGTGGTGGCGGAGACCACAGAGGACGACGATCTTCCGTTCTAAAAAGACAGAGCCATGGAAAAAGAGCAATTTAAATTAGGCCAACGGGTCTGGATCACGAAAATTTATCACAGGATAAACGGTCCCTGGAGTAAAACCCATCACGGATGGGAGAAAAAATGGAGATCGTGCGAAACCCAGCCAAGGGAAGGAACCCTGGTGGGAATCAGAACCCTGCAAGACGGCTACGTTATTCCACACGGAGACAACCACGCATGGGAACCAACTAATTACAAAAAGGCGTACATAGTTGCAACCAGCCTCCACCGGCGTGCGGTATTTGTACCGCCCTACGCGATATTTGAAATCGATAACAAACCGCCGACATGAGTAAAGTAATGGGAAATTTTGTCCAGATAAGAATCAGCAACAGCCTCACCCCGGAGCAAGTGCAGCAGGAATTAAAACGGCTGATCGACGAGACACCCATCACCGGACCAATGGAGATAAAAAGCGGACAAAACGCTGATGACTACGCCAATAATACAACCACCTACCGAATTTACTACAACAAACCGCGATGACAGACATAATAAGCTTAACGGATTTTTTGAAAGGAAACAAGATTATCAACCGGGCAGCCGTCACAGGAGCAGGACCGTCCCTGGATAAACACCACGAAGAAATCCGGCGCTTCCCGGTAACCATAGGAGTCAACTACACCTACAAGCTACACCCCTGCGATTTTTTGTTTGTTTCACACGGGATCCTGCTTTTTAATTTTTTCAAAGGAATCGAAGCGATGCCAAAGAACACGACCGTCGTCTACCCGGACAAAATGATCGATTTCATGTTCAGAGGACCGAAAGCCCCACCGACACCCGGTATAAGATACCGACCCTACAAAGATTTGTACGTCGGGACAAGCACAATAATTCCGGCCATCCATTTTGGCTGCTTGATAGCAGACCGCGTCACCGTTTACGGAATGGACCTCTGCTTCACAGGCGGCAATCAGTATGCGAAGGACTACCCAACAAAACAGCAATCGCAAAAGATATTTGATGAATGGGCGGAGGTCGTGACCAGGCAGCTGGCACACATGAAAAATCACATGGATTTGATATTTTTAGTAAAATCTTAGTAAATTGGTCAAATGAAGTACAGAAAAATAAAAGACCTTAAGCTGCTCGAACGCAACCCGCGAACCATAACAGCGGAGGATTTCAGTCGCCTGAAGAAATCCATCAAGGACAACGCGGACTACTTTGAAGCCCGACCCCTGATCCTTTCCGACAGAACCGGCGAATTAATAATCCTCGCCGGCAACCAGCGCTACAAAGCAGCCGTCGCCCTGCGGATGAAAGAGGTGCCAACCTTTTTAATTCCAAATTTAACCGAGGAAAGGGAAAAAGAAATTACCATCCGCGATAATGTGAGCAATGGACGTTGGGACTGGGAAACGATAGCCAACGAGTGGGACCTTGGACATCTGGAGGACTGGGGTGTATATCTGCCCGGTTTTGATATGAGCGATGAAGACACGGATGATAGTTTTAGTTTACCAGATGGAGATAGAGAACCATTTCAACAGATGACATTTACAATGGCTGATGAGCAAGCGGAGCAAGTAAAGGGCGCTATTACTAAAGTAAAACAAAAAGAGGAGTTTAAAAATATAGAAACATTTGGAAACGAGAATTCTAACGGAAATGCACTATATTTGATTATTTCACAATGGGACGGGCAAAAGAAATAAAAATAAGGGTCATAAAATCGAAACCTGCGAACGAGTTTGTTAAAAAATATCATTATAGTGGTAAGGTTGTCCCTAATAGCAATTTACATTTTGGAGCTTTTCTCGACAATAGATTACATGGCGTCATGAGTTTTGGGCCAAGTATAAATAAAAAAGGTACAATCAATTTAGTGTCAAATACTGGCTGGAATGAATTTTTGGAATTAAATAGGATGGCTTTCGACGATTACCTTCCTAAAAATAGTGAAAGTCGCTGTATTTCAATCAGTATAAGATTGATTAAAGCAAAAGCCCCGCATATTAAATGGATAATAAGTTTTGCAGATGGGACAATGTGTGGAGATGGGACAATATATAGAGCAAGCGGGTTTAAATTAGTGGGGATTGTTGAAAATACGGCGATTAGGATTAATCCGGTGACGGGTGAAAAGGTTCATTGCATACAGGCTCATCATCTTAAAATAACCAAAAAATTTAAAACATGGAAAACACTAAAAGGTAAGCAGTTTAAATATATCTATTTGATCGATAAAAGCTGTAAATTAAATACGCCGATTTTACCATATTCGGCAATTGATGAGATGAAAGCGGGAATGTATAAAGGCGAAAAAATAAGCATAAAAGACAGACAAGCGCAGAAAGTGTAATGGCTTGCACGTCCGGCATTCCAGCCGGAAAGAGGCGTTCGATTCGACCTCTGCGCTCAAAGAAACAGACGGCATGAGCGACGACGAAAAGAAAATAAAAATAGAGCTGGACGGCGAAACGATAGCCGAACTGAACGAGGACCAGATCACAATGGACCTGGAGGAGCTGGAATTCACAAGTGAGGGATTTGATAAATTTAAATACGATTACAAATGCAAATAACTGTGGTGTAACTGTGGCAGCAAAGAGAAAAGGATCAGAAAATTTGAAACCGTTTAAACCAGGATTTGATAAGCGGCGCAACCTGAATGGTAGACCTCCTGACCTACCGGAGCTGAAGATCTTATTGGCTGAAGTGCTGGGTGATGAAAAAAATGGAAGGACGGCGGCAAAAGCCATACTTGAGGCACTGAGGGCAAAAGCAAGCAAGGGTGATGTGAGGGCGGCAGAGGTGCTTTTGGATAGGGCTTATGGTAAGACGACTCAATCTGTTGAAGTGCAGCAAGATATTATAGTCACTATTGACGAATCAGAAAAGGATGCCTGACTTCAAGCTGACACCGGACCAGAAAACCGCAGCCCGAAAGATGACCGGCAAAGCCAAGCGAGTCATGCTGGAGGGCGGAGCCAGGAGCGGAAAGACCTTCGAGATAATACGCCTGTTTTTCATCCGCGCAATGAAGTACCCAGGCACCCAGCACTGTATCGGACGCCTACATTTTACACACCTGAAAAGCACAATAATAGCTCAGACATGGCCTACGGTAAACAGGTTATGTTTCCCAGACATAAAGACCCACCTGAACAAAAGTGATTTCTTTTATCAATTCCCAAACGGCTCCCAGGTCTGGCTTTTTGGATTGGACCAGAAGGAGCGCATGGACAAGATCCTCGGATCGGAATGGTTTACAATATACCTGAACGAAGCCAGCCTCCTGGAATGGGATCACGTCACCCTGCTGCTGACCAGGCTCGCGGCCAAAGTTGAAGGAGGAACTCCCCGCCTTTATTTGGACCAGAACCCTCCAGCCATCAGCCATTGGACTTATAAGGTTTTCCATCAGAAGCAAAACCCAGAGAACGGAATGCCGCTCCCGGATCCGGACAATTGGGAGTTTTTAAAGATGAACCCAGCCGGCAACCTTGAAAACCTGGCTGAAGATTTCCTGCAGACGCTCCAGGCATTACCAGAGCGCCGAAGGAAACGCTTCCTCGATGGTGACTACGCCCCGGACGTGGTAGGCGCCCTTTGGAATGAAATAATGATCGACAAGCACCGGGTCGACAAAAGCCAGATCCCAGCCATGAAGCGGATCGTTATTGCGATCGACCCAGCAACCACGCATGGCGAAGGGAGCGATGAAACCGGAATAATTGTCGAGGGACAAGGGACCGACGACGACTTCTACATCCTGGCGGATTTGAGCGGGCGCCACAGCCCAGCGGAATGGGCGTCGATAGTTGCAACTGCATACTATACATGGAACGCGGACAAGATAATTGCAGAGACCAACCAGGGAGGTGAGCTTGTAGAGAGCAACCTCAAGAACATAGATCCCAATCTGCCGATCGAGACGGTCCACGCCAAGACAGGGAAAGTGATCCGAGCGGAACCCGTCGCTGCCCTTTACGAGCAAGGGCGCTGCCACCACGTCGGACAATACCCGGAATTGGAGGACCAGATGGTGCATTGGACCGGCGAGGGGAAAAGCCCGGATCGCCTCGACGCCAAAGTTTATGCAACTAAATATCTATCAGCGCCACCAGGGAAAAAGTTCTGGTATGCTTAAAATAACAAAAAAATGAAATGGATTGACATAAAAGACAGACAGCCAAACGAAGGGGATGAAGTTTTAACACTTAGCTACCCCTCTCTTTTTGAGGTCGCTGAATATAGGAGGAATTTTGAAACGGACAAATTGGATTTTTATGATAGCCATTGCGCATGGGTCCATGTTGATTATTGGATGCCGCTGCCCGTTATCCCTGAGATTTGAAAAAACAACAGCCAATCAATTACATTTGAAAGAAAAAACGCCATGCCATTATTCAGAAGAAAGAACGCAAGCCTACCCGGAGGAACCGTCCTGCAGGACATGACCAGAGTCCCGTTTGTGCCGATAGGAGACACCGCGATCAACTACATCCAGAACGGCTACCAGGCCAACGCGGACCTTTTCACGATAATCAACCTTTTGACCAGCAACACGCCAAATGTAAAAGCGACTCTTTATAAAGGGGATAAAGAAATCGACAAGCACGACATCCTGACCCTGCTCGACAACCCATCACCCACCAGCACCCGCGCCATTTGGCTCCAGCAAGTATCTGGATATTATTGGCTCACCGGGAACGCCTATATTTATGCCCCATTCTTAGAAGCCGGAGTGAACAAGGGGAAAACGGTCGAACTTGGCTGGCTGCCAAGCCAATACATGAAAGTCAAAAAACAAAAGGACGGTAGGCTACTTTATATTTACGAGGGTCCGGATCATAAAAAAGAATATCAGCAAGAGGAAATCCTCCACTTGCGGACACCCAACTATGAGGTCGGAGCAGGACGCGAGATGACCGGCATGAGTCCAATCAAGGCAGCGCTCAACAATCTGAGCAGTAGCAACGAAGGAACAAAAGCCCAGGCTGCCAGATTTCAAAACGGAGGGCTGGACGGGATCCTCGGAGTGAAGGACGCACAATCAGAACCACAGATCAAGAAATTGAAAGCCGACCTCAAGATGCAAAGCGGGACAGACGCCGCCGGCCGAATCCTGGTGACCAGCAGCGGACTCGACTGGGTCCGGTTTGGCTTGAGCAGCGCCGACCTTCAAATTTTACAGACCGTGACCTGGAACCTCCGGACCTTTGCCAATATTTATAAGATTGATCCCAAGCTGGTGGACCCGACCGTCGCCAACACATACAACAACATGAAGGAAGCCTACGCCTCAATGTATCTGAGAGCGATCCTTCCATTTTGGCGGGAATTAGCAAACGGGTTAACTCACTGGCTCCTACCGAAGTATGATAAAGGGCTGACGCTGAAATTGGACACATCCGATATTCCAGAATTACAGAGGGATAAAGAGACTCAGACCAAATGGTTGAAGGACGCATGGTGGATGACCGGAAATGAGAAAAGAGCGGAGCAAGGGATGGAGCCCATGGATGACCCCGACATGGACTTGATATTATATCCCAACGGAGGAGCAATGCCCTCAGATATAGCTACCGAAAAAACACTAAATGAAAGGGCTTTCCGAGATTACAGAACGTGATATACAGATTGGCATATACGGTCACATTTATCTAAATGGCTGGCGCTGGTTTCTACCTAACGTTTATTTTTTTAAATGGGAGACAGATTATCTCGCTTTCAACGATAAAGGGATGATCCATGAATTTGAAATCAAGCAAACAAGACAAGATTATTTAAAGGACTACGGTAAACAGAAGCACGCTGCCTTTAGAGCTGGACCCAATCATCCTGAGAGGATCCCGAATTTTTTTACCTTTGTGCTGCCTCCGGGAATAGCAACCCGTTACGAAATTCCATCATATGCTGGAGTAATGGTCTGGAGGGTAGAGCGAGGACAGGTTCGGGTCAAGACCGTCCGACAGCCACAACAACTGACACAGGCAAAAGCAGGAGAGGGAGACTTTGAATATTTGGTGGAAAAATCAAATCTAAAAATGATAAAAGCATGGGCTGGTCAAGGATAAACGCAAGGCGCCGTAGATATGTAAGCCGATGGAGTCAGATCTGGGCTGCAGCCTACAGGAAGGTCGGCAGGGATTACGTGACCGGGATCCGGGAAGGAGGCTACGCAGCCGTCGAAAAGAAACCCGACGTTGAGATTTTGAAACAGACTTATGTCGATATGTACGTTGATATTGGTGTCAAGTTTGCCAGAACCAGCACCCGGATGCTGAAGGGAAGCGAAACCGCCATGGACCAGAAAGCCGTCGGAGACCAGGTCAGCCAATGGATACAGATAATAGAAGAATATATTGCGCTCCAATGCGCGGACCTGATTGTCAGCATACAAGAAACCGCCTTTGCAGAGATGCTACGGATTGTAAAAGGGATAACCAGCCAAGGAATAAATGAGGGATTAGGAATCGAGGCGATCGGGTCCCGGATAGCTGAATCCTTTGCAGGCGAATGGAAAGAAGCCGCTAAATGGATGGGACGCCGCGTCGCTCAGACCGAGACCATCCGCGCTGCCAACTACGGGACCAAAGTCGGCGTGGAAAGCCTGGGGATCCCATTCACAAAAAGCTGGCTCTTTGGACCCAACGCCCGCGAAACACACCAACAAGCTGGAGCGGACAATGACCGGATCCCACAGGACCAGCCCTTCATCGTCGGCGGGTACGAGTGCGACTTCCCAGGAGACCCCGGACTACCACCGGAAGAAAGCATAAACTGCCGCTGCAGCTGGACAGCGGACCCAGCGGATTAAAAAAAATACTACCTTCGTAGAAGAAACGCTCTGGTCTCATCGACCGCAACCAGACACCGCAAAAGCAGGACTGGTTGCTTTTTTTTTGTCAAAATTTGGAGAAAGTCGCGCGCGCGAGATACCTTAGACCAAAATCCATGATTTAATTACTAAAAAAAACCAATGGACTTTAAAAACCACCGAGGCGAAATCGATATCAAAGAATCGAAGAAAACCGGAATCGCAGCAACCGTCGCCGGTTATTTTGCCGCCTTTGGAAATAAGGACAGCGATGGCGATATAATTGTCCCCGGCGCCTTTCTGAAAACAATCGAGGACAGAGGACCAGAAGGAACCAACCAAATAATGCACCTCCTGCAGCATAACAGCTTTAGTGGCGTCCTGGCGAAGCCAGCCGTCTTGGAGGAAAAGCAACACGGACTCTATTTTGAATCACCGATACCTGATACCACCCTCGGTGTGGATACTGTCAAACTTTACAAGGCTGGAGTTTATAATGAACACAGCATCGGCTACAACGTAATAAACTACAACAACCAAGAAGAAGAAGATGGATCAGTAATTAGGCTGCTGACAGAGCTGAAATTGTGGGAGGGATCGACTGTGGCCTGGGGAGCCAACAGTTTGACCCCGGTCGTTGGAATGAAAAGCGACGATAAAAAAGGCGCCTTGGACATAATCGCCAACAGGCTGGAGCTTGTACAGAAAGCGCTGACAGATAACAAATTCACGGAGCACACCGTTAACCTTTTGCAGATAGAAATCGGAGTTTTAAGAAAATCGCTCGCCGTCATAAACAAGGGACCGGAGGACACTCCACCCCAGAATAATAATGAATTTGGCGCTCGTGATTTTTTGAAAGCCTACGATTTAGGATTTAATATTAACCATTTTTTCAAATTATCATGACGAAAGAAGAACTAAACACATTAGCGACCGACCTTGGGAATAAGAACGCTACCCATGTGAAGGAATTGTTCGACGCTGCCAGACAGGAGGACGCCGAGAAAGCGACCGCAATGGAGGCAAAGCTGATGAACATCCTCGGACCAGAATCCGAACACATGAAAGCGGTCCAAACCCAGCTGGACCAGATCGCTACCGACATTAAAAAAGCCGCTTCCCAAGAGGTGCAATTTAAGACCCTTAATGAGCATATAGCACTGGCTTGCAAAGACGAAGCCTTCCAGAACATACGGAAAAACAGAGGCTCCTACCAGATCGAGGTCCCAATGGATTTGGAACTGGGGATGGGCCAGAAAGCCACGATGCTTAATAGCGGACAGGTGAACGCTATACCCAAACCGACATGGATCCCCGGCGTCTCAAAAACTCCGGACCAACAACCTTTTGTTGCAGACCTTTGTCCGATTGTTCCGACTACGAGTAATACCGTCTACTACGTTGATAGGACAGCCAGAACAGCAGCGGCCGCCGCCGTTACCGAAGGAGACGCCCTGCCACAGGATGACATGACCTACACCCAGCAGTCAGCTGCGATCGTGGACTACGGCGCACATATTAAAATTTCGGACAATATGCTGACCGACAACGACTGGGTCGCAGGAGAGATCAACGCCGAATTACCCTGGGACGTAATGGACACACTCGACGGAGCGATCGTCACCGCAGCCCTTGCCGCTGCAACGACCTACAGCGTGAGCGGAAAACCATACGACTCGACAGTAATCGAGGCAAACGAGTACGACGCTTTGAGAACAGCGATCAACCAAGCGAGGGTCGCCAATTATCGTCCGGACACTTGCCTGGTGAACCATGACGACTACACGATGATGGAACTGGCAAAAGCGACCGACGGCATCTACGCTATACCGCCATTTTTCTCCAGCCAGGGACTGAGGGTGAGCAACGTGCCGATTATACCGAGCAACAGCATCACCTCCGGGACATTCCTGGTCGCCTCTTTCAACAGGAGCAAGCTGGCCATGCGCCAAAATATGATCCTGGAGTTTGGGTACGACGCTGACGACTTCACAAAGAGATTGATCACCGTCCGCGCTTACATAAGAGCGAAATGGATCCTGAGCGCACAGCACGCCGGTGGATTCATTACTACCACATTTGCCACAGCGAAAGCAGCACTCTTAAAGCCATAATAATGAAAAGGATAATCTTATTTTTGAGCGCCCTTTTTCTGATTGTAGCAATCGGAACGGCGCAGACCGTCATTAAGACGGGAGTAACCTCCTTCGCAGGAACGGCGGCCGACACGCTGACAGCATCGGCAACCAAGAGCTACACACTTGATCTGGCGAAGTGGACCGGCAAAGCGGTCGGAGTGAACGTGCAGCTTTTCACAGATTTAGTGAGTGGGACCGCGACGTTCGGCTATAAATATTGGTGGAGTAATGACGGGACAAATTATCCAGCGACTGCCGCCGACTCCGTAGCCGCCGCGAAAAGCCACGCCTCAGATTGGACAGATGTAATCCAAATAACAGCTATTAAAGGTCGATATTTGAAATTCAGTCTAATAGGAACGGCAGCCACGCAAAAATCAACAATTTACGGTTACGTCCTACCATATCAGAAGTAGCGCCCTCACACTTTGAGGAGCGCGAAACATTAGGTTAAAGCAAGGAGGGCAGGTACCAAAATGCCTGCCCTCTATTTTAAAAAACCAAAAAAACGAAAATGGAAACCATCCGATTTAAATTAATAAAGGACACCCCTGCAGGGAAAAAGGGAACCATCAAAGAATGGCCAGCCAAGCACGCCGGGATCATTCGCGCATTGGTAAGCGAAGGAACCGCAAAGAAACTGCCAGTTAAAGCAGAGAAGGTTGAAGGCGGAGTGCCGGACCCAGAGCTAAAGGAGAAAGTAGAGAAGCCAGCTGCCAAAAAGGAAAAGGTGGAGAGCAAGACACCTCAAACAAAACCAGCTAAAAAGAAATAAATGAGCTTTGAAACCCAGATCACGGACTACGGCACCATGGGAACTCCCAGCGGTGAATTCGTCGCGGATATAATCACGCTGGACGATGCGAAGAATTACCTCAAGCAAGCCTACAGCGGGATCGACGTCGAGGACACCCTGATCAAAGAGATGGTCCAGGCAGCCCGGCAATGGATTGAGGAATATATAAATCAAAGCATCATAAAGAAGCAAGTCGTCGCTTTCACCTACGACGAGCTGGAAGTTTTTGAATTGCCCTACCCGCCCGTTTCATCGATCAGCGAGGTGGCAAAAATTGACCTGGAAGGGAACGAGACAGCGATGGTAAAAAACACGGATTACTACGAGGTCGGGCTGACAGACAAGAAGCTGGTCCTTTACAAAACCTGGGCAACCAGCGGAAACGAGATCGTCGGACTCAAAGCAACATACATCGCAAAGATGGCTGAAATCCCATACCCGCTGAAGGATGCGACCCGCGCCCTGCTTAGTGAGATGTACGTCAACCGGGGAGACGCCTCACCGAACGTGCAACGGGTCCCGTTTGATATAATGACCAAATTAAAACCATTTAGGAGGCTGACGCTTTGAATCCAGGACAATACGATAAAAGGATCACGCTGCAGACGGTCGATGACACAACCGAACAGATAAGCGACCTGGCTACGGTCTGGGCAAAGGTCCGAGCGATCAGCGGACATCGGGCTTTGATTTTTCAGCAATTGGTGATGGGAGTCTGGTACGACATAGAAACACCGTACCGGGCAGACCTGACAACCCTCGTCCCAGGAGACCCCATCAAGCTGGGAACCGAGACGCTGACGGTCCACCAGATAATCGATCCGGATGAGACAAAAAGAGAATGGCACATAAAAGCATACGTTAAAAGAGGATAAAATGAAAAAGCTATTTATTTTAATTTTGGTGATTTGCCTGGGAACAGTCACGGCTACAGCCCAGCGAACTAAAACAGTATTTACCTTAAGGGACAGCGCGACCATCGCGGCCGATTCCGTGAATATTGGCCCGCTAAATTTCGATTATATGTGGACCCTGACCGCCGAATTTTGGAGCCTCGACGACGTGGACGCCGCCGTTATTCGCTGGGGAGGAGCGACCAACACCGGACCCTGGGTCCCCATCGACACATTAGTGCTGGCAGACACAACCAACGGAGTCGCAGGATTACAGGGATTAAATCTCCATTATTTGTATTACAAACATAAAGTGGATTTGAATTCTGTCACCGCCGGAGAGATGCGGCTGAAGATGACACGAATCGCAAAAAAACCATAGATGCAAGTTGAAATCACCAACGTGAAGGAAGTAGAGAATTGGATCGGGCTCCAGGTAAAGACCTCGATCAAGGAATTCCTCGCGATAATAAAGGGAACCGCGCTGACCATAATGTCCAGCGCCAAGAGGCGAGCGCCGGTGATCACGGGCCGATACAGATCGAGCATCCACATCGAGGCGGACGGGATGCCCTCCGCCTTTTCATATACAGACGAAAACGGGAACACCTTTGATGGCTCGTTTTCAGAGAAGCCAGGAGAGGGTGAATATTTTGTAGGAACCAACGTCATCTACGCCGGCAAAGTTGAGAAAATGCACAAGGTGCTGGAGGAAGCGACGGTCGACGGGCAATGGTACCTGACCAGAAAAGCAAATGAATCAAATAAATAAACTACAGTCATGACAAACAAAGGATCAGGAAACTTAATTTTTATCGAATGGGACAGCGGAGTCCTAATCGGGTTGACAGATAAGAGCTTCAGCGCTGAAGCGGATATGCTGGACATCACCGACCAGCAATCCACCGAAAGCTGGAAGGAGTACACGCCTGGAGAGAAGGGAGCAACATTGAACTTTTCCGGATTGTACGCGGAGGACGCTGGCGAAGGAGCAACCACTCTTTATGACGACCTCGCCGCAGGGACAAAGGTCTCCTTTAAAATTGGAGAGCGGCCCACAGGACGCCGGCATTGGGCTGGCTACGGCTACGTGAAAACCGTCGACGTCAACGGACCGAAGAATGACCCCATGAGCTACAGCGGGACCATTCAGGTTACCGGCAAGCCTTCCGTCGCAAGCACAACCTGGTAATCCTTAACACCAGAACCTATGAACGGACAATGCGAGGTAAAGCTGGACGGGCGGAATTGGCATATCCAATTTGGAATGAACTCAATGGAGCTATTCTGCAGGCACTACGGAATCGATCTCAAAGACTTGGCACCACCAAAGAAAGGCAGATGGCGCCGATCGAAGAAAAGAAAAAACCCATTCGAAGAAAGCGAACTCGGAGCTTTCAGGGACATGGTCTACTGCGGGCTCCGGTCAGGGAATACCAGGATGGAATTGCCGAAGGATTTTGACACGATTCAATGCGGTAATTGGCTGGACCAGGCAAGCGAAAAAACCATCAAGGCAATAAACGAAGCCTACCTGACATCGCGAGTGCTGGGAAAGTCGGTGACCGGGAAGCGGTAGATGAAACAGAGGATGACAGCGACCCGGTATGCTTAGAAGATTTATATAAGATTTCAATCGGGATCCTGGGACTGAGCGCCGAAGATTACGGAAAAATGACCTTGCGGGAATTGGACTACAAGCTAAAAGCGTACAAAGAAAAGACCGACGACTACTGGGATTATACCCGCCACATCATGGCAGCGATGGGAGTAGGAAAGGGTGATCCCAGGAAGGCCATCCCACTGGACCGGGATGAGGCAAATGAAAAGAGGCGAAGAAAAGAGATGGAGAAACAAGTCGATGATGCCCGAAACTTTCTAAGGACAATCAAAAAACCAAAATAACATGGGCTATTTTAAAGATCTGATCGTCAGGATAAAAGGTGACGCCAAGCCGCTGAAGAAGGAAACCAAGAAAGCAGAAGGAAACCTCCGCGGATTTGGGAAAAACGTGAAGGGCATCGGCTCGAAGATGGGAGCCATGTTTGCAGGATTAGGCGCCGCCATTGGAGCGGCATTTGCTGTAAAAGGGCTTGTAAAATTTGGCTCGGATAGCGTCCGCCTTTACGATGAGCAAATAAAAGCCCTTACCAAAGTAAGCACCGCGGTCAAAGCAACCGGAAACGCGGCCGGATTTACCACCCAGGAACTCGCGGACACAGCCAGCGAATTGAAGAATATTACCACCTTCGGAGACGAGGAGATCCTGGGAGGCGTCACAGCCCAGCTGCTGACATTTACCAACATTGCCGGGGACCAATTCAAGCGGACCCAGAAAGCAGCCCTCGACCTGGCAACCATGCTGGACGGCGATTTGAAAAGCACAACCATCCAGCTGGGGAAAGCGCTGAATGACCCGGTTAGCAATCTAAGCGCCCTTTCAGAATCCGGGATCCAATTCTCAGAAAGCCAGAAGGAGATTATCAAACGGCTGGCGGAGACCAACGACCTGGCTGGCGCTCAGACTATTATTCTCGATGAGCTAAACAAACAATATGGAGGACAGGCAGAAGCGCAGGCGAAGGTCGGACTCGGACCCTGGAAGCAAGTAAAAAACACGATCGGTGATTTGAAGGAGGAGTTTGGCAAAGGGCTAATACCGATAACAAACAAATTCGCCGGATTTGTAAAAGCAGCCCTCCCTAAAATAGCTGACGCTTTTCGTTCAGTGGGAGCAGCTGTCCGCCGACTGAGGAACGGATTCGCGGACGTTTACAACAACAGCCTTATCCTGAGAGCCGGGATCGCGATGATGGGCGCTCAAATAAAGACCGTATTTGCAGCCGCAAAGCTGGCGATCCAGCAAGCCTTCCTCCCGATAAAAACAATCGGAAAAGTGATCGGAGCCGTCTTAAAAGGGCAATTCCGAGAGATTCCAAATATAATAAAGGACGGTTTCAAACAAGGTGCTACCAACATTAAGCAATTTGGGACAAAGGCAGCAAACAACTACGGCGATGCGATCGAGAAAGCGCGCTCCGGATTTATTGAGCCGCTCAAGCCAACGGAGAGCGATATAAAATCCACCGCCGCCGGATTTAAGAAAGCAGGAACAGCCGCCGCCGATGCCTTTGTTGATGCAGAAGCGGACCAGCTGAAAGCCAGGGAAGCGGAAAGGGAGCGGAATAAAATCGGAGAACTTGGATCAGGAGCAGAAGAAATCCAGCGATCCAGAAAAGAAAGGATCGAATCCGTCAAAGGAGCGATGCCGGGATCCGGGATCCAGCCGGGACAAATACAAGGGTCCACCCTCCCAGAGATAGACACGGAAGCCTTTGAATCCAGCATCGAGAGAAGCGAAACCCTCCTCGATTCATTGAGAGGGACCGTTTCAGAATTTGCAACCGAGGGAGGCTGGGGAATCCATGCGATGGCAGTCGGCTTTGATGAATTGGGAATGGCAATCGGCGAAGCATTTAGCCAGGCAGAAGCGGACGGCCTGTCTTTTGGAGCAACAATGGCTCAAGTTGCAAAGAGGGTGATTAAAGCATTTATTGCTGAAGGAGTCGCCGCAATTATAGCTAAAACATTGAGTGGAGCAACGGGTCTGCTGGGACCGCTGGCACTTCCGATTGCAGGAGCAGCCGGATCAGCTGCCGCCGCCCTATTTAGTCGATTGATCCCATCCCTCGCCGGAGGCGGAATCGTGACCAGCCCAACCCTGGCAATGATAGGAGACAACCCCGGCCGGAAGGAAGCGGTCATCCCGTCGGAAATGTGGGGAAAAATTGGAGCGCCACAGAAAACGATGAAAGCGATCGCACATAGAACCCAGCTGGAATTCATGCTGGAGCAAAACGAAGGATTCAAAAATAGAACATAAATCATGGCATTTGCAAAGCGCGTTTATAATGATTTTAAGGACGAAAGAGGAACCCAATGGCATATTGAGATTGAGGACGAATCCGGCACGCCGGCAACCGAACTGACCGGCGCCAGGAACATCGTCGAAATTCGCTGGAACGGGTCCGATTACAAGAGAATTGTCGGATCCGAAATGATAGTCACCTTTGTGACAGACGAGGATCTGAGCTGGCTAAATACCTCCGAGCGGCGAACAATAAGAGCCACCCTCAAAAAAAACGCAAATACATATTTTCAAGGCTACCTTGTGACGGGTGAATTTGTAGAGAGCCTGAACGCGGACCCGCGGGAGTATAGCTTTATCGCGAATGACGGCCTCGGCCTTTTAAGAGAAGAAGATTATGTTGATGGCAGCGGCTACCCGTTTGACGACTTCGAAGATGAGATCACAATATTAGCACAAGCCCTACAGCTTACCGGGCTGCAATTACCCATCCGCTGCGCCGTGAATTTGTTTGAGGATTCGATGAACGACACCGACTCAGACGACCCGCTGAAGCAGACCAGCATCGATCAATTTGCATTCACCGATGAGGACTACAACCCAGGCAAGTGCTACGACGTTATCAATAAGATATTAACAACCTGGAAAGCGCGAATATTTCAGGCGAGCGGTTACTGGATGATCATGCCCTACGAGGACATGGACGGCACCGCGATCGATTACCGGGATTTCAACTACGATGGGACATACAACAGCAACAACAGCTACGACCCCACAAAAACAACCAATAAAACCAACTTTATAAATGTAAAGGGCTCCATCACACAGACAAACCCAGCGCTGAAGCAAGTCACTATCACTCAGGACTTCAAAAAGAGACCCAGCATCCTGAAGGGTTCCAACTTTCCAGAGAACGAATTTATCACAGATACAACCTTCCATCATTGGGGAATATTACTGGCGTCCCCCATATCCCGACATTACGTGGACGGCAAGCCCGGATTGCTTCTGCAGGACAACGGGAATGGAGGAACAATAAATTTGATAAAAGGAATTTCTCATTTTGGGCAAGACATGACTGCGATGCCGACGGGATCCTTTTTAAATTTGCGGATCATAGCAACTGTCCTGGATGGCCCAACAAATGTGTTTTTTAGACTTTCCTACGATATAGGAGGCGGGACCATTTACTACTGGACAGGAGCGCTCTGGACAACAAGCCCGTCGAATATTTCAGGGATTACCATCCCCGTGACCGATTCTCCATCAGAGACGACAGAAATAATCGAGCGAGTCACCGGATTAGCGATCGATGGAACAATGAGCCTGACGATTTACAACCCTTCAGACATTGCCGCAACTGGAAAATTGTTTGTAAAAGAAGTATTTCTGGAGGAAAACGGTCGCCATAATTACCCAGCCAGTGCCGAGGACGTCACCATCATAGATGTCGACAACAGCATGGAAGCGGAGTATGTGAACGAATTCACCGATCTACCGGAAACGGGTTACGGGTTATGGTCAATTTACGCCGGGCTGATAAAGGTAAACACGGACAGCAGCTACCCGTCGACCTGGTATAAAAAAGGAACGCCAGGGACCACCAAGTCTTTGATTGAATGGCTGGTCGCCGAAGCAAGCGACAACGCCTCCCCAACGCTGATGTATAATGGCAAAATAAAAGGGCTCGCAGATTATTTCAACACGATAGAACTCATCCAGGCAGGAAGCGCCAAGTTTATCTGGGGAGACGTGACCTACAAGATCAAGGAAGCGACCTGGACCGGAACCGCCTACGAGATAAAAGGCATGATGCTGGATTCGAAAATTTCCACACCCGCCTCCAGCAAGAGAGCCGGATCCGGGATCGGACCCGGACCCGTTAACGTGCGTACTTTACCAGGGGACCCGGACCAAGCGGTCCAATACAACGACGGTGGTGCCTTTGCCGGTGATACCAATATGCAATGGGACGGAGACAACCTCCTCCTGGGCGCCGGCAAGAATTACCAGATCGGTGGCAGCGACCTCCTGAGCGATGAAGCTACCGCCGGGACTACGCCGGCCAACTGGCAAGCGGAGGACATACACGGTGCTACCCAGGCAGCGATCGAAGCCTTTATCGTAGCAAACACGGCAAGCGGATCCGGGACAACGGACACCCTCGCCAAATGGACCGGATCAGGAACGCTGGGTGATTCGATTGCCAGCGAGAGCGGGACCGTTCTGGGCGTCGCAGGAAGCATAGAAATGACCCTCGCCGAATCGCGCCTTGTTTTTACCGGGCAATGTTCAGATTACCCGTCAGGAGGCGAGCTTTCAAGTATTTACATGACTGACGACGACGGCGGGGCCTATCCTTTTGACTCGGTGGGAAATCTGGTTCTGCAGAGCCGCCAGGGATCCGTCCGGGATATTGTATTCGTTACCGGCAATCCAGCTGCCAACAGGATGATAATAGGCTCGACCGGGCTGATTACAATCGGCACTTTTGGCACCAGCGCCGGAAATTTTATCACGCATGACAGCGGAGTCCTCCAGGAAAGGACCGCAGCCGAAGTTAGAACAGACTTAAACGTAGCTGATGGTGCAGATGTGACGGGTGATAATGCTCCTCAAGCACACAAAGACAGTCATGACCCTGAAGATGGATCAGATGCGTTAGATACGGCTAATGCTGCTGAAATAGCTGGTGTGCAAGCTGCTGGAACGGGTACTTCTCATTCTTTTGCGAGGGCTGACCATGCCCACCAAATACAGCACGGAATAACAGATAACCATTTAGTTACTATTGATTCGGCAAGTGTTGCTGATAACGACTACGCAAAGTTTACGGCTGATGGATTAGAAGGTAAAAGCTATGTAGAGGTGAAAACTGACCTCAGTTTAGATAATGTCGAAAACACAGCACTAAGCACCTGGGCTGGAACCACTAATATTACCACGCTTGGCACAATTGCCGCCGGGACATGGAACGGTGATACCATTGCTATTGGTTATGGCGGGACAGGACAGACGACAGCCCAGGCAGCAATCGACGCCCTGACCCAGGTCAGCGGTGCGACCAACGAACACGTCCTGACAAAGGACACCGGATCCGGAAATGCTATCTGGAAAGCAGTCGCTGGAGGAGGCGGTACTGTTGGTGGGACAGGGACAGAGGACACCCTCGCCAAATGGAGCGCTGGTGGAGCTGACATAGAAGACAGTATTGCCTCAGAAAGCGGTACAGTTTTATCTGTTGCTAATACAGTTAATATAGCTGAAGAGGGGAGTTATACTCAAGATGGGGAACAGGTAGTAAAAATCCATAAAGGTGGTCATCCTACAGACTATACAAATGTCTATGTTGGTGCAGGTGCGGGATCAGATCAAATTACTCAGACTGCAATTGGGAATGAAGCAGGTAGTGGAAGCACAGGAAATTCACAAGTAGCCATAGGGTATAGAGCAGGTAAAAATAATACTGGCGACGGACAAACAGCTATTGGAAAGCAAGCTGGAGAGAATAATACAGGAGATAATCAATTTGCCTTTGGACAAACTTCAGGATATGGTAACTCTGGAGACAAACAATTTGCCCTTGGTATATCTTCTGGCTATAATAATACAGGAAATAATCAAGTAGCTATTGGTTATTTTGCTGGATATGCTAACACTGTGGCGGGCTGTACGCAAGTGGGATACTATGCTGGCTACACTAATTCAGGAATCAACTCTACTCAATATGGTTACTTTGCAGGATTCCAGAATACAGGATCGTATCAAACAACTATGGGATACTATGCTGGTCGTGGAAATACTGCCACTAATAATACATCTATAGGATACTATGCTGGTTACACTAATTCGGGAACATATTCCACTCAGATTGGGTATGAAGCCGGTCATGCTAACAGTGGGGCAGGGCAAACTGTCATTGGTAGGCAAGCTGGTAAGTCTAATGCAACAAACTATCAAACAGCTTTAGGTTATCGTGGGGGTTACACTCAAACGGGAGCAAATCAAACAGCCCTTGGTGCGTTTGCCGGAGGGAGTAATTCAGGAATATCTCAAATTACGATTGGTTACGACTCAGGAGTCTCTAATTCAGGAGCCAATGTAATATCTATTGGCTATCAAGCTGGTAAATCTAATACTGGTGATAGGATTACTGCCATAGGTTACGAATCATGTGAGACTGCTACTGCTGATGATATTATTGCTATTGGTTACCAAGCTGGTAAGTCAGGTTCAACAGCTAACCAACTTATTATCAACCAAGCTAATCTCAACGCCACTCCAATAATCCAGGGTGATCTTTCAAGTTTGGCATTGACTTTTGGAGGTACGGTAAATATTGCCACTGTTGCTAATGAAGGCACAACATCAACAAAAGTATTAACACTTGATGCGAGCAATAACGTTGACTACCGTACACCAGCCGAAATACTGTCAGATGCTGGTGGTGCTATGGTTTATCCAGGAGCTGGTATAGCTGTATCCACAGGCTCAGCCTGGGATACATCACTGAGCACAGGTATAGCAGACACTAATGTGGTGGTGATAGATGATGCTGATGCAGCTGATAATGACTATGCAAAGTTCACAGCTACTGGACTGGAAGGCAGGAGTTATTCAGAGGTGAAAACTGATCTCAGCCTGGATAATGTGGAAAATACAGCCCTTTCAACCTGGGTAGGCAGTGCCAATATTACCACCGTAGGCACGATAGGAACGGGCACCTGGGAGGGTACGGCTATAGCCGACGCCTATATAGCCAGTAGCGCTACCTGGGACGCTAAGCAAGATGCGCTGACTTTTGGGATTGCCGACACCAACGCCGTCCAGATAGATGGAACGGCGACAGCGGACTACCTCGCAAAATTTACGAGTTCTGGAATCGTTAACTCCCAGATCCAGGATGACGGCACAACAGTTGGTGTAGGTTTCGCCCCTGACGCTACAATAATGCTAAATGTAAACAATGCTGCCGGAGCTCAGTACGCAACCAAAATTCTCAATGCTGCCAATATAAATTATCCTTATGCTCTTTGGGTCTCTACTTCAGGGAATTGCATAAATGGGAGAGCCGCTTATTTTACTTCAAATGGAGCGGCGAGTGGAACTAATAGAGCCGCAGTTTTTACAGCTTACAACGGGGCAACCAATTATGCAATAGAAACAGACCAAGGTTATATAAAAGTAGGGTCTTTTGATACTGGCTCTGGGAATTTTGTGGTTGAATCTGGAGGAATATTAGGAAGCAGAACAGCCACTGACGCATTATCCGATCTGGGTGCAATTGGAGACACAGAAAAAGCCGATTTAACAGAAGCGACCTCCAGCGTCCTGACAATTACCGGCGGGACCGATGCCGTCCTCGGATCCGGGACAACCATCGAGGTGGACCAGGCTGACGATTCCAACGACGGCTACCTGAGCAGCGCCGACTTTAATAAATTTAATACCCGCAGCGAAACATTAACAATCGTGAACCCAGGATCCAGCGAGGACCGCACGATAATGTACACAACCCAACAGATAACGGTAACGAAGGTACACGCGGTAGTGGTAGGCAGCAGTACCCCCAGCGTAACCATAAGCGTAGGCCACGCCAGCTCCAGGAATGGTACGGTAGCTAATTTTATGACTGGCTGGGCTATTACCAGCGTAACGACGGCCCAGACAGATAGCACCTTAGTAAATACGGGCGTAGCAGCTGGTAAATTTATAGTAGTAAAATCTACCGCCCAAAGCGGTACCGTAAACGAATTAATGGTAACCATAGAATATACAATAGACTAAAAAATTAAAGTTATGACAAAAGGATTAAAAAACGCAGAAGGAGAAGTGATAGTTGTAAATGAATATGACTTACGTTTTTCAAGTAAACATGAGGACATGAATGAAATAACCGTTAGTGCCTCTATGTATAAAGATGTTCAACACGCTTTGAGAGATCAGAACGGAACGTTGAATGAATGGGATTATAATATTAAACATAAATCATGGAATATCATTGATCCGTTACCAAAGATGACTGATGTTCCCACACTCCCACAAGGAGAGGCTTTTCACGAAGCGGTATATGATTTTGTATTAACAAAGGTAGGGGATGGTTGGGCGAAAATTTAAATTTATTATATTTACAAATAAATTCTATGACAAATGAAAACTATTAAAAAAACGACGTATCAAATCCCATTGAAACAGGGAGGACCACCAGCAACAACAGTGGATCTTATCCGGAATTGTCTCGATCTGCCGCCGCAGGGTGGATTTACCTTGCAGGTATTGAGAGATCGAGATAGAATAGAAAAAGCCCTGGACCAATCAAAAGCTAAAATAAAAAAAGAAATTACCTTTGAGGATCAGGATTGGAAAAATTTAAAAGCTATTGTAAAACAATCCACCTGGGGAACAAGGCATCCTGACATTCTGGCTTTCTTAGAGGAATTTGAATAAAGTTGCAAAAAGGTATTCTAATGGTTTATATTTGGGATAATATAAAACCGAAGCAAAATGGCAGCACCCGACGCGATCGCAAATCTAAGAGCCGCAATTTATACAGCGCTTAACGGAGTGATCACGTATCCCGTTTATCATATCCCACCGTCCTCGGCAGGGGACCACGTCGTTATCGACAGCATAAGAAGCCACGAAACCACAGCCCAGACTTGGCGCTCATTCGAGGCATACGTTACCCTGCAGATAATAAGCCAATACCAAAAAACAGGAAACCGGACCGATGGCTACGCAGAAGCAGAAGCGATCAAGCAGGCGCTGCGGCCGACCGTCACAGGAGCGATCACCGTCACAGGCTACGATGTAGCCGGATGCTGGGAGGATGACCGCTACGAGGATCTCGCCAGCGAAGGACCAGGGAAATATCACCGGGTAACGCTTATTTATTTTTACAACCTGATAGCAGACTCAACAGATTAATATTAATCATGACCACTACAGAAGAAAAAACCCTCGATGAAAAATTTAAGGAACAACGCAAATCGATGACAAGAACCCTCCGCTGGTATCTTACTTTTATATTTGGTGTGGTAATTTTGATAAGCGGAATGTTTGGGTACAATGCACTTATTAATATAAGACAGGGAGAGCAGATACATGACTTGGAGGAAGATCATAAATTATTGATAAAAGCCAACGTCGACGAAAACCCCAACAATTTATTACTCCAATATTTAAGTCAAAAATATTCCCTCACGCGAGGAGGAGAAGTCAGTAAAAATAAAAACCCAAAAACAAAAGACAAATGAACACCGAAAACATTAAAACGCTCCTGGGCTTTGGATTCCAGGTCGGACACAAAATCAAAGAAATTACCTCCGAAGATTCACCAGGAGGAAAGAAGGTAGTAATCACGGAAATTTTGGGCAGCATTGGACTGCTGACGAAGATCCCCGGATTGATAAGAGCAGCGAAGCCAGCCTACGAAGAATGGCTCGACCTTGACGAAGCGGAAAAAACCGATTTAAAGGATTATTTCAGGGAGCAATTCGATCTCACGAATGACAAAATCGAAGCAGCCGTTGAAGCAGCCTGGGAAATTGTCCTGGCGATTGGCGCCCTGATAAGCATCTTGGAAGGAGATGAATAAATGGAACGTCCCAAGTTTAAACGGGAAAATTGGAACAAGTCGACCCCAAAGTTCTGGAGGAATTTTGGTGACGCGCTCCTGGTATTGGGAACCGGGCTAAACACTATATTGATCGCGCTCCCGATCCCGCCTCAGACAAAAGTTTGGGCAATGGCAGCAACCACCCTTTTGACCACTGCCGGGAAATTTATCACCAAGCTAACCAACTAAAGAATGGGACAGCTTAAGCGATTAGTCATCCATTGCACCGCCACGCCGGAAGGACGCGAGGTGACAGCCGAGAAGATCCGGCGCTGGCACATGGACCCGCCGCCTGCAGGACGCGGATGGTCCCGGGTCGGTTACAGCGATTTGATCCACCTGGACGGACACATCGAACGCCTCCAGGATTACGACGAGGATCATGTCGTGGACAATTGGGAAATTACCAACGGCGCTGCCGGCTACAATTCCACGAGCCGCCATGTCGTCTACGCGGGAGGTACCAGGCACGGTCAACCTTTTGACACCAGGACACCAGCCCAGATGCTCGCCCTGAAATTTTACGTTGAGCGTTTCCGGCTTTTCCATCCGGATGCGGAGATCATAGGACACAACTGGCTCAATAAGAGCAAAGCCTGCCCCAGCTTTAACGTCGAAACCTGGTTGGGCGCAATCGGGCTACAGAATCGGCGCTAACGAGGCGCCGATGTTTTCATAGGTTTCATTTTGTTAGGGACGGGGATCCGGGTAACCGGGTCCCTTGTTTTTTTGCTATTTCTGTTAAAAATAAATAAAAGAAAAGTAAAAATAAATCGGTTTTTCCTTGCATGGTATAAAGATAAGCCGTATCTTTATAGTAGAAAAAAAATAAAAACAACTTAGATGAAATACACAGCAAATAGAACGCACGGAGTTGGACAGGTAACAGACATTGACGAGAAGCATGTTACTATTTATTTTGAAGATACTGACACAGAAAAAAGATGCTTAGTTAAGTTCACAACTCTGTATGATACAGAGGAGGAAGCCGAGAGGTCATTGATTGACGATGAAATGAAGGAAGATACTTCAAGATACGTGCATCATGTAGATCAAGCTTGGGAAGATGCTCAAGAAAGATCAAAAATGAATCAAAGACCTTCATCAATGAGATAAAAAATAAACACCATGAAAACAATTAGTAAAAATTTAAGGACAAAGTTAGGCGCAATTAACAAGCGTTACTCCCACGCATGGGAAAACTCATTAAAAAAAGGAAATAAGATTTATCCCAAGTCTTACACTGGTGCCGGTAGGTTTATTACTCTTCGCGATTATTCCTTCCAGATCAAGGAAATAATAAGTGATTTTGGATATAAGTTCAAAACTGGGAACGATGCTCCCGGAGGGGGGAAGCAAGGGGATTTTATCCAAGTATCAAAAACTGCGATTGATAATATCCGGGCTAATTTTAATAATTGTTAAAAAACCAGAGTGATGACCAGAGAGCAAATCGAAATCAACTACGAAAAGAGCCTACAAGCCTGGAGGGAGGACCTCCGAATCAGGCTCAATAAACTAACAACCATGAAAGTGAAAACAGTAATCACAGCGAAACACATCGACACCGGAGCGATCGAGGTATTCAGCACCTTTGTAGTAGCCTGCCGGATAAAGGCGCTCCCATACCACACACTAAAGACCTGGAAGATGCCCATTATCTACGGCGATTACATAATCGAGCGTAAGCCGTTGCAATAATATTACAACTATATAATTGATAATTATTTGCAATAATAGAATAATTTTGTAACTTTAATTAAACAAACAACCCAGAAATGAAAACAACAAAGAAAAGACGACTAACCACCTTCGGCAACTTTTACAGCCAAATGACCAGGCTGGAAAAGCGCGCCTTCCTCGCCGAAATGATCGCGGCTGGAATCAGTGAAGGGACGGTCCGGTCCTGGATGTACGACAGCCGGGTCCCGCGACCCGAAACGATCACCATTGTAGAACAGATAACCGGGAAAGCGGCGGCTGCCCTTTTCCCGTATTAAACCCCAGAGCGATGACAGACAAGAGCAAAATCAACATCGAAAATTACAACGCTGACGAACGAATCAAAAAGATCCGGAAACCGCCGGAGGATGCCTTGAAGAAAATCACGGGAGGTCGGTTAAAAGGCAAGAGCGACATCAATCCCCAATGGCGAATCGACATAATGAATGAGACCTTCGGACCCATCGGATTCGGCTGGAAATACCAGGTCATCCGCCAATGGCTGGAGCCGGGATCCAAGAGCCAGATCGCCGCCTTTGTGAACATAGAGTTACGATACAAGCTGAACGGCGAATGGAGCGAACCGATCCCAGGTACAGGTGGATCCATGTTCGTGGAGGAGGAGCGCGGCGGGCTTTATACCAGCGACGAAGCCTTAAAGATGGCAACCACTGACGCCCTCTCCGTGGCGCTCAAGGCAATCGGCGTCGCGGCCGATGTTTACCGAGGAATACTGGACGACAGCAAGTACAGCAAGACCAAACCGGAGCCGGTAAAAAATACAACCGGCAAACCGAAGCTGAATGACAAACAATGCCAGGAAGCCTACGACAGAATCGCCACAGGTGAGCTGAAGTTGCTGGATCAGATAGAAAACCAGATGACCGTGACTAAGCAACAACGGGAATATTTGGAGCTGGCAGGATCCACCTTTGAACGGAAAGTGGCAGAATTGCAGCAGGAAACCACAGAAAACCCGCAGCCATGATCGACGGAGCAAAAGTGAGATTAGAAGCAAATCGGATCGATAGATCGCTGAAAGGGATCGATAAAGCCCTTAAGGATATAATAAGCCAGGCAACCCACGAAACCGACACCGGACCAATCTTAAAGATTGCCGGACATATTGGAGAGATACAAGCAAGCATTGAATTTTTAAAAATAAAAACAAGATGAAACAACCAGAGATTCTACGAACAACGCCGGTTAATAAGCCCGGCGCCCAGGCGCTCGCCGCCACGATTATTAACACCATCCTTGAAGGGAAGGAACACCCAGCCGTCGCCGCCATAAAGCTAAAAGCAATGGAGGAAGCGATCAAGCAAGTGAGAGCCAACAAGGAGGTCCGCGAATTTACCATCGAGGAAATCCAGAAGGAGGACTCCAAACGCTTCGAATTTCACGGAGCGAAGGTGGAGGTCGCTGAGACCGGCACCAAGTACGACTACAGCGCCTGTGATGACGAAACCCTGAACGGATGGCTGATGGATGCCTCGGATTTGGCAGATAAGATCAAAACCAGACAAACCATGCTCAAGACCCTCCCGGAGGGCGGAATGGCAGACCCGGAGACCGGCGCCCTTTTGAAGCGACCCAGCAAGAAATCGACAACCAGCATCAAAGTCACGCTGGGTTAAATTTAACCAGGGGAGGACCCCACGCCTCCCCATAAATTTAGACCGATGACCACAAAGCCCAAACTTACACATATCCGGATCCGAGGAACGAAAGCCACCGTCACCTACCAGATCCCGCGCCGCCTCGACCTTGCCAGTTTTGTCAAGCATATAAACGGAGGAATCCCGACAGACCAAATCGAGATCTACGGCGAAAGCCCAATTAAAAAAATACTCCGATGGATAAAATAAGCGCTTACGCAATACCAGGTCTAAGCCTGAAGCGCCGACCTCGGCAGCAATATAAATGCCACCTGACCCCGGAGGAAATAATCGACGTGATCTGCAACCACCAGGAAATCACCCGCGACGAAATAAACATCAAGACGCGGAGCAGCAGGATAAAAACAGCCCGCCAGATTGCACACGCGATGATTCGAAAGCACCTCCCAAGATACAGCTTTGCAGATATTGGAGCGATGGTAGGTAATAAAGACCACGCTACAGTGATGCACAGCTGCCGCCGGGTGGAGCAGACACTCTCAACAGATAGGTATTATAAACCGATTATCAACGAGATCGAGGACGCGATCACCCGCGCCTCAGATATAAAGGAAATTAAAAACCAGGCGAGCCAATGAAAGCAAAATACATACCACACGAACCAGCAACCGAACATGGAATCTATACTTTTATTGCCGACTGGATGAAATTCGCGCACCCTGAGATCATTTGGTTTTTTGAGATGAGCGGCGTCCGGGTGCACCCGGGAACCCGCGCCAAGATCAAACACATGAGGTCCGACAGAGGGATCCCGGATCTGATAATTCTTGAGCCGCGTGGCGGGTACAACGGACTACTCATAGAAATAAAAAAAGCCGGATCCAACCCTTACACAAAAGGCGGGATTTTGAAAAAAGACCAGCACATTCAGGAGCAGAACCAGATGCTGCTCCGGTTAATGAATAAGGGCTACTACGCGACATTTGCCACCGGGCTGACCGAGACCCAGCGTATAATTAACATTTATTTAAACGAGCCAAAATGATAATCGGATTTGAAAAACAGACAGCAGAGGTGACCGTCGAAGAAATGGAAATTGCTACTTCTTGGGCTGCAGCATTTAAAGCCAGGTTACAGAAAGGAAAGGGACCGATCACCGCCGCTAAGATTGCCGTTCTTTATAAAGACCGGACCGGGAAGGAGGTCAGTGGAGCCAGAGCCAGAAAAATAATAAATTATATTCGGACCAGCGGGATGGCGCCGAACCTCCTCGCAAATTCAAACGGCTACTACATGAGCGATGACCCACAGGATATTAACGCTTACATTTGCAGCCTGGACCAGCGGATCAGAGCGATCACGGCTGTCCGGGAGGCGCTGATCGATCAACAGAAGCAACCAGAGCCAGACACCCAGCAAAAAATCGAGATATGAAAAAAGTAAAAGAATACGTCGGATATTTTGGGATGATCCATAACGTGCCACGTATATGACCCGTTTGGGGTTTGAAATACTAACTTATTAAAATATTATAAACGATGAGAAAAGAGACAAAACAACAAAATAGCACCAATACCCAAATGGGTTATGATACGATGTTAGGGTGTGTTAATATGCTTGAAAAAGACGAATACGGACTTTATAAAAATTCCGTTAATTACCAACAATGTAGAGATAATATTATAGCGCACGAACAATTTATTGATAGGAAAAAATTAAATAAAATACCAAAGATTATTAAGTGGTGCTTTAATGCACTCTAACTGATGGAGATAAATACAGTTGCGTACTTAAAATTAAAATTATGATAAAAAAAGACGATTACATTAAAGCAAGAGAAACAGTTGAGAAATACGAAAAGCAGTTGGATTTATCTCTTGTTAGTAGTAGTACTTGTTATATAATGCACAGAACTACTGACGATTTAATATTTGTGACAACAGATAAAGAATACGCTGAAAGGTTATATAATGGTGGTGATTATATAATGAGGATCAGTGAGTTGTTCAATCCTTGTTAGTATTATTGCTAACGGTTAGTGTAAAATTACGTAGTGCAACTGCTACACTCGATTAATTGCGCAAAGCCTTATATGCGCTATTAGTTTTGACACATTGTTATAGGGCGTTTAATTGAGGATATTATGAAATGCCAAGTATGTAAAATTAAAGAAGCAAAAACTAACAGTATAGTGTGCGGGGATGCTTGTAATAAAATAAGATTAGAAATAATTAGATTAACTAATAAATACACACCAACAAACGGATGTGATAATTGTTGGGGAGATTTACATCAAGGGTGTACGGAGAAATGTAAAGATGAATTTAGAAAAAGAGGTGAGTTTGTTGCTGAATTATATAATCTTGTGCGTGGGGCTTTAAATGTCCTATAACGCCGATATATACGTAATACGTTTATCTAATAAGAGGACTGAGAAATAAGTGAAGAAAATAAATAAAGCTCAGATAGACAGCTTAATCAACGCCAAAAAGAAAAAAAAATGATTTATTTATATTTGATAATTGCCG